TCCTACAGTTGGTAATACAAAAGTCTTAACAGAAGCAGATGACATTTTTTCACTTGCTAATCAATATGCATATAAAAAAGACACAGTACAAACAGGATCAAGTATCGGTTCGCCTAATTACAGGTTACTTCAAGATAAACTAGATGACGTTGTTAGTGTGAGAGATTTTGGTGCACCAGGTGACGGCACAGATCAAACTGAAGCAATACAACGTGCTATAAATGAATTATATCTAAAAAGTTCTACTAAAGGATTATACAGTGCTAGAGTTACGTTGCACTTTCCTGCAGGAGAATATTTGATTAGTGGAAACGGATTATTCCTTCCACCGTTTGCAAATATAAAAGGTGATGGTAAAGATAAAACATACATCAATGCGCCAGAGTCGTCACATGTTTTTAGAACAGTAAACGAAGACAGTGCGCCACTTGGTGCGACACCAAATGATATAAATGGATTTAGTTTTGAAGGCGATAACACAAGTCAAAACCAAGCACGAGGTATATACTTAGGTCATATGACAATATATCACAACAGTTATGGTGCAGCATTGTATTTAGAAAACTGTAGAGATAGCGTGTTTGATAACATAAGAATAAAAGGTAGTTGGACAAGTGGTGATGGTATTAATGAACGTGAACCTGGTGCAGCAGGTATAGTAGTAACTCCAACAGTAACAAGTTTTATTGACCATACTGTTAATCTTACAGGTGTTTACATCGATAATTATGTTGCAAGCGCAGCAAGTGATTTCAACAGATTTTATAACTGCGACTTTCAAGACTTAGGTATTGGAATCTATAGTGATTATGACATAAATTATAATCAATTCCAAGTAGGCACAATAAACGAAGTAGGATATGGTTTCTTGTTTGGTCTAAACAGCACTGGTGCTGTAGGTCAACAAAACGGTCCTTGCCATAATACAATAGAAAACTATGAATTTATTCTTGTTGATAGAGAAGCAATTAAAATATCTAGAGGCAAATCTAACATAAGTGAAAGAAATAGATTTAGAAATGTAGGCAATGATGGCGGTAACAGTGCAAATGCATTATATCCTGTAATTGAATTTGCAGATGCCCAAAACCAAACCATAAGAGATTTTTTCCAGCGCACAGCAGAGTTATGTGTTGATCCATTATTTAACACAGGCAATTATCCAAGCGAAGTTAAAGGTGCTAAAATGGTTGAACTTAGTTATCCTATTAGTACTTCAATAGGTAATCAACCCGCACTATACAAAGTAGCACAGTTTCCTGTAGAGGAAGCCGGAAATACAATATTAATTGAGTATTCATATTCTGCAGATATTACTCCTGGTCCTGTATATAGAGTGGGTAAGATGAAATTAATTTGGAATACAGGTGCTTCACAAACACATTTTTCAGATGAATATGATTATACCGGTAATACAAGTTTTACTGGAGCGGAACTTGCTTTCCAAGTTAACAGACTAGGTGATAAACTAGAACTGAAGTGTCTTAATTCGTTTAGTCCGGTGACTGATAGATTTGAATTTACAATGAAAGTTATTGCAGGGGAAGCATTGTCTTAATGTTTGATCAGTCCTATATGGAAAGATTAAAAATCTGGCACGATTTTAGAAATCAACTAGAAACCTCAAAAAATCCTATGGAGGAAACAATTGAGTTTTGGAACAAGGCTCCGTTGTATGCCATTGCAACTGATCCATATGATAAAGAATCATGGCCCGATCCGTGGACTATGATAGCCAATACTGAGTACTGCAATTTTTTAAAAATCCTTGCAATTTTTTACACTTTACAATTAACTGATCGTTTTTCCCAGAGTCGTTTTGAGATACATATAGTATTAGACGAACAAGAAAGTTCATTAAAGTATCTTCTTTTCGTTGACAATCAAGCAATTGGGTATTATTATGATAAGAGTATTGACACAAACGAACTTCCAAAACTCGAATGTCAAATACGATACAACGAATTACCTACCTATTAATAAATACCTGATAACTAAAAAATAAAGGAAAAATAAATGATTCAAGTTACCAAGCGTGACGGACGCCGTGAGCCGTTAGACATCGAAAAATTGCACAAAGTTGTTTTTTATGCTACAGAAGATATTACAGGCGTCAGTCCAAGCGAGGTAGAAATTAAGAGTCAAATCCAATTTTTTAATGGCATGATGACAAGTGAAATACAAGAAACACTTATCAAAGCAGCAGCAGATCTTATCAGTGAAGAAACACCAAACTATCAGTTTGTAGGCGGTAGGTTAATTAACTATGCACTACGCAAAGAAGTTTACAATGGATATGAACCTTGCACAGTCAAAGAGTTGGTAGAGCGCAATACTGAAAACGGTTTTTATGATCCAGAACTAATCACTTACTATACCGACGAAGAGTGGGCAACAATAGACAGTTTTGTAAAACATGAGCGTGATGAGAACCTAACTTATGTTGCTATGGAGCAGTTGCGTGGTAAGTATTTGTGTCAGAACAGAGTAACAGGTGAAATATTTGAAACACCCCAAATGTGCTATGTGCTGATTGCAGCAACATTGTTTCAAGGTTATCCAAAGGAAACTAGATTAAGATGGGTAAAGGATTATTATGACGCTATTAGCCTACATGATATTAGTCTTCCTACTCCTGTTATGGCTGGAGTACGAACGCCTCAGCGGCAGTTCTCTTCATGCGTCCTTATTGAAACAGACGACAGTCTTGATAGCATCAATGCTACTAGCGCATCTGTTGTTAAGTACGTAAGTCAAAAAGCAGGTATTGGTATTGGTGGCGGAAGCATTCGTGCTATTGGTAGCCCAATACGTAAAGGCGATGCTTACCACACAGGTATAATTCCTTTTTATAAAATGTTCCAAGCAGCAACTAAGTCGTGTAGCCAGGGCGGTGTGCGAGGCGGCGCAGCAACTATCTACTATCCAATTTGGCATTTAGAAGTAGAGGATATGCTAGTGCTGAAGAACAACAAAGGCACAGAAGAAAATCGTGTGCGTCATATGGACTATGGTGTGCAGTTTAACAAACTGATGTATGAGCGTCTTATCACAGGCGGAGACATTACACTGTTCTCACCTAGTGATGTACCAGGTTTGTATGATGCGTTCTTTGCAGATCAAGACAAGTTCCGTGAACTATATGAAACAGCAGAGCGCAACACAAGGCTACGTAAGAAAACTATTCCAGCAGCACAGTTGTTTGGTGCGTTTATGGAAGAACGCAAAAACACAGGACGTATCTATCTACAGAATGTTGACAATGCAAACGACCACGGAGCATTTTTGCCAGAGGTAGCACCTATTAGACAGAGTAACCTGTGTGCAGAAATTGACTTGCCAACCAAGCCATTAAAAGATTTAAACGATCCAGAAGGCGAAATCAGCCTTTGCACACTCAGTGCAATCAATTGGGGCAACGTGCGCACACCAGCAGACTTTGAAAAGGCTTGTACTCTTGCAGTGCGTGGACTAGATGCGTTGTTAAGTTATCAAGGTTATCCAATTCTTGCAGCGAGATTATCTACAGAAAAACGCCGTCCTATCGGTGTTGGTATTATTAATTTTGCATACTGGTTGGCCAAGCACGATCTAACCTACCAAGATATTGATGCAAAAGGATTAGAATTAATTGACGAGTATGCAGAAGCATGGAGTTACTATCTTATCAAAGCCAGTGCCGACCTTGCAGTAGAACAAGGTGCTATATCTGGCACACTAGAAACAAAGTATGGACATGGCATTACACCAAACATGACATACAAAAAAGATTTAGACGAACTGGTAAAACACAAAGAGCGTATGGATTGGAAAGGTTTGCGTAAGCAACTCAAAGAAACAGGTATCCGCAACAGCACGTTGATGGCATTGATGCCAGCAGAAACTAGTGCGCAGATTGCAAATGCTACAAACGGTATTGAACCTCCACGTAGTTTAATCAGTGTAAAGCAAAGCAAGCACGGTGTTCTTAAACAAGTTGTACCAGAATACAAAAGATTAAAGAACAAATATGACCTGCTTTGGGATCAGCGTAGTCCAGAAGGCTATATTAAAATTATGGCAGTACTACAAAAGTATATTGACCAAGGCATTAGCGTAAACACAAGTTACAATCCAATCTACTTTGAAGATGAAAAAATACCTATGAGTTTGATGTTACAACATATGTTGATGTTTTACAAGTACGGCGGCAAACAATTGTATTATTTCAACACGCACGACGGCCAAGGCGAACTAGATGTAAGCAAACTTGTTAGTGAAGCAGAAGAGCCACAAATTAACGGCTATCACATTGAAGACGATGAGGCATGTGAAAGTTGCGTAATATAAACTTGACAAACGGACCAGATCCTATTATTATATAGACACACAGAGAAAGAGGTAAAATATGAGCGTTTTTGACGTACAAAATCGTGCCAACCATACAGAGGTATTGGCATTCTTAGACCCAACTGGAGGTCCTACAATCCAGCGTTATGATACATTAAAGTATAAAAGTTTTGACAGTTTAACAGATAAACAATTAGGTTTCTTTTGGCGTCCAGAAGAAGTTGACATTTACAAAGATGCAAAAGACTTTAAGAGTCTAACTGATCACGAGCAGCACATTTTTACGAGTAACCTAAAGCGTCAAATCCTACTAGATAGTGTTCAAGGGCGAGCACCAGTAGAAGCATTTGGTCCTGTGGTATCGTTGCCAGAACTAGAGAACTGGATCCAAACATGGACGTTCTCAGAAACAATCCATAGTCGTAGTTATACACACATCATTCGCAACGTTTATAGTAACCCAAGTAAAATCTTTGATGAGATGTTAGACATTGAAGAAATTGTAGATTGCGCAGGCGACATCTCAAAGTATTATGATGACCTTATCGAACAAGCAGGTTATTACAATTTGCTCGGTGCAGGAACACACACAGTAAATGGTAAGAAAGTCAAAGTAGATTTGTATGAACTAAAGAAACTTATTTGGCTTACACTGATGAGTGTGAATATATTAGAAGGTGTGCGTTTTTATGTGTCCTTTGCATGTAGTTGGGCATTTGCTGAATTAAAGAAAATGGAAGGCAATGCAAAGATTATCAAACTTATTGCCCGTGACGAGAACCTACACCTAGCAAGCACACAGATGCTTCTAAAGGTACTGAAAAAAGACGATCCGGACTTTGCAAAAATTGCAGAGGAAACAGAAGACGAATGTTTACAAATGTTTGTAGATGCAGCAGATCAAGAAAAGGCATGGGCAGAGTATTTGTTCAAAGACGGTAGCATGATTGGATTAAACACTCAATTACTTGGCGACTATGTTGAATGGATTGCCACACGCAGAATGACAAACGTAGGAATAAAGTCACCATACAACATTAAAAATAATCCTTTACCTTGGACACAGAAATGGATCTCAGGTGCAGACGTTCAAGTTGCTCCACAAGAAACTGAGATAACTAGTTATGTAAGTGGCGGCACTAAACAAGATGTCGGCGAAGATACATTTAAAGGATTTTCATTATGATACAAATTTGGGGTAAACCAGCATGTCCATCATGCACAAAAGCAAAAATGTTATGCGAAAAATACAATTACCAGTTTGAATATTTAGAACTAGGTAAAGACTTTACACGAGAAGCAGTGCTTGCAGAATTTCCAGAAGCAAGAACATTTCCACAAATTGTAGTAAGTGGCAATAAAGTTGGCGGCTACGAACAATTTGTACAATATATCGAAAACACAGGCTATACAGGAACAGGACACACATTATGATTGTTGAAGCACCATATAAATCTCAAGACACAGTTACTATCAGAACCACAGCAGGCGAAGAGATTGTAGGCAGGTTTATTGAAGAAGATGCTACTAGTATCAAAGTCACCAAGCCACTAGCACTACAAGCAAGTCAGCAGGGCATTGGACTAGGTCCTTGGGTGTTTACGGTGGATCCTGCCAGCACTATCAAACTAAATAAAAGTGCAATAGTTTTTGTACACAAGACTGAAAAAGATATGGCCAGTCAATATGTACAGGCAACAACAGGGTTAACAGTATAATGACATTAGTAGCAAGAAAAACTGATACATGTACAACAGGACATTCTTGCGATACCACAACAACTTTAAATGTTAGTCAAGGTACAGTCTATGCTGAAAATTTATTAATAGCCCGTATTACAGATCCTACTGTTCCACACGATATTCCTACAAGAATTCAAACTGGGACAGACGAAGACGGTAATCCAACATATTCGACAGTTTGTTTACCTCATACTGGTTCTGTATCAACTGCAAATAATACTGTATATGCCGAATACAAACTTGTAACTCGTATTAACGAAACTGTTAATTGCAACAACGGAAAAATTACAAGTTCTGCATCTACAGTTCATGCAGAATAAACTTCTTGACATAGTTTTACATCTGTGTTATAAAACAATATAACAATAATAAAGGCTCAGAAAGGCAAACTATGGATAAGATTATTTTAACAGACTGTGATGGTGTTCTACTTAATTGGGAATATGCATTTTGTATTTGGATGGAACAACACGGTTATGAACAAATACCAGATGGTAATCAGCAATATGATATTGCAAAACGTTTTAACATTGGTTCATCAGAAGGCAAAGCACTCGTACATCGCTTTAACGAATCAGCAGCAATAGGCTTTTTACCTGCACTACGTGACAGCATTTACTATGTAAAACGATTGCACGAAGAACATGGATATGAATTCCATTGTATTACAAGCCTTAGCCTAGATCCAAGTGCAAAAAAATTACGTCAAATGAATCTTGATAAGATGTTTGGCCCATCAGTATTTACAGTGCTTGAATGTTTAGACACGGGTGCTGACAAAGACGAGTTCTTAGATGAACGCTATGCAGACACTGGCTATTATTGGATTGAAGATAAAATGCAAAATGCCATTGCAGGACTAAACGTAGGACTTACTCCTATCCTTATTGAACATGGTTGGAACATGAATGACAGTGTTCCAGTTGGTATGAAAAAGGTTGTTAAGTGGAAAGAGATATACGAGCATATTGTAGGTAATGAGTGAAATACACGAACAGATTAAAGTAGCATTTGCTACCTATGTCAAAGAGTCAGAAAAATTTGAACAAGATGGTGTAAAAACTAGTGCTGTTCGTGCTCGCCAGGCCTTAAATGATATGAAACAACTCATTGTAGAACGAAGAAAAGAAATACAGGAAAAAAAATTAAAAACATGATGGAATATAAGTTTAATGACACGATTGTTTATATTTGCGAAGATACTGCAAGGGCTATAGTTTATGATCCTACTGAAGACAATCACTTAGAAATCATCGATTGGATAGATACCAGTAACTTCGTATGTGCAGGTGTCTATACCGATAATGAAATTATCACCAATGCTTTTAATTACTATTGCAGTTGCCCTGTAAGTCCTGACAAAAATGACATCCAAAAAATTGAGACTAGTTTCACTTAATGTTAGCGCCCTAAATGTAACAAATATGTAAATACAGTATGTTGAGAAACGACCTTAAAGAAGAATACAGATTATTCTACATGGTGAAAGGTCACCTCGACGCAGATCCCCAAACAGTAATAGCAAGTGCAGAAGGTTATTTCAAACGTCTATGGTATGACGGTTGTAATGGCGCTCCTCTCTATGACTATGAAGAACAGTTTGAACAAGCATGGAGAGACAGACAAAATGGCTTCACGGAAGATACAAGAACTTAGTAACGACGATTTGTCGTACATGGAAAAACTATTAGGCGAGCAATTCGCCAAAGAACTTGAAAGAGACAAAACTTGGGAACAAAAGAATAACTATAGTCGTCCTGGTGAAAAGAAAAGCAGACTCCTTCGCCTTATGAATGCCATCCGTGCTCAACAAGATTACAAAAAACGCACAGCAGAAAAGTGGTAATAAAGGTTGACATTGACCTTTGTTTGTGTTAT